GTTTTCGTTTGTTGTCTTTCTTGTACGCTCTAATCCTAATGGCTACTTCACCACCATTACGCTCAGAACCCTTCTTTTTTTCGGGTGTCGTATTGCCTTCAATGGTAGTAATTGTTCCATCAAGGTTATCTTTAAGCACAATACCTACATGGTCTACTGGATTACCACCTTCAACAAAGTCAAAGAACACAATGTCGCCAGGCTTAGGTGATGCCGTGGCTGCGTTGGTCCATCTACCCATGCCTTGAAATCCTGCCACACCTGCTGGAGTAAAGACAAGGTTAGGTAGTTTTAATTTAACTTGAGCAGCACACCACATAACAAATGAACCACACCATGGCTGTCCATCATGTTTAGTAAATGCACCATACTTAGTTTTATTTACAGGCTTTTCTACCGTGCCAACTTCTTTTTGTGCTACTGCTAAGAAGTCATCAACTTGTGCCATTAGTTCTTATCCTTCTTTGTTTCTATGTCGTAATGAAAAGCATTTGAATCTTCTGTAACCCATTTCTTTTTATCTTCAACATCCCATTTACGGTCATTGATTATCCTATGGATAAGTGGGTCACCATATTTAGTTGTATATGATGGTTCAAAAACAAATATCCTATTGTTAGGCTGGATAGCAAAGTTGCCATCATCTCGTTCTATTACATGACCGCACTTGTGTTCATCAGGGGTTTCTGAATATCCATCATCAAGCCTATTGGAGTCAGGGTTATGCCAGTCAAGGGTAAAGAGATACTTACCACTAATTTTATTTCTATCTCTATCTGTATAATGAAGGCTTAGGTTTGTTAGATTGGCAAACTTAGTAGCAGTTATGTATGGACTAAAAGAGTTCCAAAGAACTAAATTATACAGGCTTACCTCTGGTACTCCTGGCTCGCTGCAAAAAGCATTGATAGGCATACGCCACCAAAGACCGCCATCTTCCATCATAAAATGAAATAGTGGGCTTCTGTTTTGTACGCTACTTACTCCAAAGATTACGCAAGGGAAATACTTATCGTGACTATCCTCTTGATTGCGTAAAAAGTTACCTCTTACATAACAACTTATTGGTGGGATATTAGCGTTTAATTCTGGCATTTATTTTTTATCTTTACTTATTAAAATCTGATACAAAATTTCTACTTTTTCTTCTAATCTAATAACGGAGTCTTTTAAACTTGCGCCTGAATTGGGCTTAAGTTCATATAGATAATGCTTGACTAACCATCTAATAGAACCAGCAAACGCAGTTACGATTGCTATTACAGATACGATTAGTCCAGCCCAATTTGCAGCGGTCATTACATTGTTCTCCTTATACGACAGTTCTGGCTATGAGCGTAATGATTCCGCCAAAGCCTGTGTAGTTACGATTAGCAGGGGTAGAGCGAGTAAAGGTAACTTGGTCAATGATGACTTCGGTTGGCTCTCCACCTTGGTTAAAGTCTTGAAGAATAACTGTTTGTCCATTGGCTTCAATAGTTTCTAATGCGTTTAAACGCTCTCTTGAATAACCTTCGTAGCCAATGATGTTGCCTGTTTTATCTGTTTCTTTGTCATAGCAAAACAAAGGAATCTGTAACACACGAGCACGGGTAGGTGTAGGCAAAGCCTTAACAGCAATACCCACTACTACTGGTCCAGTGGTCGCACTGGTAGAGTTACGAGTAAGAATAAGTTTAAACGATGCATCGGGTCCTGCTTCTACATATGCATCACCTAAGTCAATGTCAGCGGTAGTACCGTTGCCTTCGTAAAGCGTAGTAATAACTGTGTCCGATGTTGGACCAATCTTAAAGATTTCAATATCACCACTTGCTATATCATCAGTGGTACGGATACGAATACGCTTCCATGCTTTGTTTTCCATGGTGTCATAACGAATACGAGCGGTACGGATTTGTCCTGATTCAACCAACTCCGTTGGGTGCTGTAACCAAATACCTGAACCAGTAATTGCAAAAGCAACTTGGTTATTATCGCTAAAAATACGAACAGCATTTACTGTTCCAGTAATACTATTTGCAAACACATCTGTTGCACGAGCATATACACCACTAAAACTGGCTTGAGCAGGGTTACCAGATAGTGTAATTGGTTGAGCCAAGTTAATGCGTGTAGTACCTGAGTTGGTATTTACTCCATTAGTGTTGGTAGCCCAGATGTAAGAGTCGCGCCCCTCAAAGTCATAAACACCGTTTGCATTTTGAAATACCAGTGGTCCATATTGCATATCACCATTTTGGTCTAGTGTTGCAATGCGAGCACCTTTATTCGTACCAACCATAAGGTATGAGCCAAGGTATGTGTAAAGAGATAAAACAATTTCACCTCGTGGCATTACCGCAGCGGTAATAAGAGTGCCTAGGTTGGCAGTATTATCTACTTGTAATTTAAAGATAACAGAGTGGTCGCCAGCGTAGCCACCAAAATAGATAGCGTTAGTTCCTTCGGTAATGCCCGCCCATTGCCACAATGCAGGCATTAAAGTTGACCCGTTAATCAGGTCGCCTTGGGAAGCGCTCATCCCTGGTTTAATTTGAACAACAGGCGCACCACCATGGTCTGCAAATGTAAGTTCATAGGCTGAGAAAGTTCCATTAGTAAATCCAAACGCAGCAATAACACGATTCTTGGCATACTTAATAACTACATTTGATGCCGTTAAACCATCATAACCATAATGTTTATGGGTGGTTCCATCAGATAGTTGAACATCGTAAATGCCAGCAGTTGTGGCAACATACATGTATGTGCCATCAGATGTGGTAGCAAGGATAGTTTCATTAGTAAATGATGAGAAGTTAACCAAAGGTGTAGATGAGCCAGAACTTGTAATCTTATACATTGCTGTAGTTTGTGAGGTGCGTGGTGCCATGTCGGTTGCTACAAGAAAGGCAACGCCTGCACTGCTGGCACCCGTATCTATCTTGCACTTACCAGCAAAAGCCTGAACAAGTGTTGTCTTATTAAGTAGGCTTATCTCACCTGGAGTCCATACATCTATGCCGTATGAGTCACGATAACGGAAGCGAACCTCTGCATCGCTACCTTCCATTGGCTCAGCAAATAAAACACCTTCGCCATAATGCCAAGAAGATTGTGAGCGAGTCCAATAGCCTGAGCCACCAAGGGTGTGCTCGCCTGGGTCACGCATCTGGTCTACACGCTGAACACGAAACTCTGCAGTCTGTCGCTTGTAAGGAGTGCTGTCTGTTACAGCCATAATAAATGGCAAGCCACCAATAGCCATATCAAAGGCGTTACCGTTTAAATCATAGTATGTAGATAGGCGACCAGATAAATCAATTATCGTGCGCTCGGATATATCGGGGGAACGACTAGCCACTATATCTCCTTATGTCTTAAGTTAGAAAATTTGTTACTTAGTTAATGCTGTAATTTCTTCTTCGGTTAATCCAAGTGCAGCAAGTTTAATAGCAGCAGATGCTTTAGCCTCAGCCTTAGCCGCTTCTTCTGCTTCTCGTTCTGCTCTTTCAGCAAGCATTTGCTGACGGGCTATTTCAGCCTGAGCAATTTCCTCGTCTGTTAAATCAACAAGTTCAGTTACTCCTGTTTCGCAATTTACTATTGCATGCTTTGGGCGTTCTGTGTTTTCCATTTTTTCTCCTTTGTTATCCTGCGGTTATTCCGTATAATGAAAATTCTGAGCCTGCAGTAAAGATATTTGTTGATACTATAGTTATGCTAGTAATGGCGGCGGTATTTTTCCAAGTTGTTCCACCAAATGATAAGTAAGTTCCCAAATATGAGCCGTCATTTGTTGCACTAGTATTTCGGTATAAAGTATTTTTCCATTTATTACTTCTATATTCTGTAATATACATTTCTAAACCAGCGTAATTTCCGTATGTAGGATAACCTGAGGCGGCTTGATTTCTAATTGCAGAAGAACCAGGACTATTTACAGCATCACCTTGAATAAAGTAATTGGTTGACCAATATGAATAAAAAGAATTGCCTGGATAGTTATTACCGTTATCACTATTGTAGTAAGCAGTTATGCTTTGGTTATCGCTTAGTTGTCGGTGAGCACCAGTAATAACTAAATCTGTATAGTTAGTTGGTAATCCACTAAAAGTAATAGTTGTAGTAGAAGAACCGCTAACTGTGTAAGTGCCAAGAGCATCGTATGTGGTTGCCATTTTATCTCCTATGCCATGCCATAAATTGAAAACCTACTACCAATAGAAAAGCCATCACTGTTTCTAAAAGTAATAGAAGATTTTGTGCCAGTAGATGCCCAAGTAAGTCTATTCCAATTATAATAAGGAACGCTAGTTGGACTTGCAGCACTTATGCCATCACTTAATAAAGTCATTGCTCCTTGACCTAAGTTACTACCAATAATGCGGTATGTTGAAAAAGCATTAGGGGTTGTATCAGCACCAGTTACAGGGTCAAAACCAGCATAAAAGTAATTTGAACCATCTCCTCTTAAAGCATTAGGTGGTGTTGAACTAGCCCTAGCGTAAGTGTATAAGTTTGCCCAAGTTCCTGAACCATCATTACCATTAAAATAACCAAACAATGAATCGTTAAGAATATTACTTTGGCAATAAGCAATAAATACATAATTGGTATATGCAGAGCCACTAAAAGACATAGTAACTGTTGTTATACTAGTAGAAGAAACTGAATAAGTTCCTAGTTGTTCATAAGATGCACTTGGCATTATAGAGCAACTCCTCTCTTGCGCCCGTAGAGCGTAATAATTGAATTAGTCCAAGTATTACTTGGGGTTGGTCCATTACCACCACCTAGTGTAATACTAGTAATTGGAGTGGCAAGATTATAATTACCATTTGACCAAGTATTAGCACCACCACTTCCTGCCGTTCCACCGTATCCACTATACATGAATACTTGGTGCCTTAACGATTGGTCAGGATTGGTGATGTCTATTTGAACTTGTGCAGTTGAGTTTGAATTAGCACTAGCCGCATATCTGCGTTGCTGTTGAGATGAATTGCTTGAACCATAGTTTTGAGGTGGGTTATTAAATGCCCAACCCATTGAGTACTCAGAATATCTGCCGTCCGTGCTATCACCATTAAATTGAATATAGCCAATACTTTCTCCACCAATATATGCGTTAAATAACAGACGGAAACTTGCATAACCTGAAGGTAAAGATGTAAAACTTACTGAAGACATTGAGCCTGATGCTTGAGCAATAAAGTCAAAGCCTCTGACCACAGGAGTAACAGGTGTAACCGAATTAGATGCACCAGACTCAGGTCCACTACCAGATGCGTTACTTGCTTTTACTTTAAAAGTATAAGCAGTTCCAGCAGTTAATCCACTTACAATAACAGGGCTGCTTGCTGCAGTTGCAGTAAATGAACCAGGGGTAGAAGTGCCAGTGTAATAAAATACTGGTCCGCCAGTTGTTTCACTACCAGGAGTAAATGTTATTGATGCAGTAGTTCCAGTGCCACCATCTGTTGCAGTACCAATAGTAACTGTTCTGTCAGGTATATCTATTACCTTACCAACTTTAGGGGATGCTTGTCCTATTGCCATAGTTAAGCCGCAATTCCGTATAGAGAAATACTACCTGTACTAAAAGCACTACCTACGGTTACTAGTAAAGATGTAAGTGCAGCGGTATTATTCCAAGAAGAATCTATTGAAGACACATAACCATCATTGTTGCTAGCACCTTTTATTATTTTAGGAGTACCTGTTGCGGCATTTTCAATAACTGCATAACCATCGTGACCACTACAAGAAATACCATCAAGACCAACAGCGGTATTAGTTACAAAAAATTGACCATTATATTCATTTACCCAAGTACCGCCACCATAACCTGTAGTTACACCATTAAATTGTATATACGCTCTAGTGCCTGATGCGGTAGTGTAATTAAAAGTAAGCAATAATTTCTTATAGCCAGCAAATGAAAAAGAACTTGTTAGTCCAGATGTTGTTGTATTAGTTGCTATTAATTGATAATTGTCTTGACTTATAGAACTTACTGTATTTACAGCCATGTGTTACGCCTCGCTTCCAAATGCGTTGAAAGATAAAGTTGCGCTAGATGCATACACTGTAAGCACATCTGTAGCAGCAAGAGTAATTCCTGCTGTAATAAATGTTGAATCAGATGCAGGAACTGTTGCACCGTACACAATGTATTCTTCTGCGGATAATGCAGAACCGCCAACTCGTACTGCAATACGATATGTAGCAGCAGTAGATGCCTGATTACATATAGATATAGTAGACACTACCGCTGATGAACCAGCAGGTACTGTGTATAGAGTTGATGCCGTTGTCGCTGATGGGTTTATTTGCCCAAGGACTTTATATGCCATTTGTTTTTCTCCTTAAGTTACATGCCACCGAGCATGAGTACGGTTGGTGTAGGGTCTGTTGTTATTGCTGCCCACGATGGAGTTGTTCCATCTGTTGTTAGATATTTACCAGCGTTTGTGGATTGGGCTGGTAATCCTGCGTAGTATGCACTGTAGGTAATGTTAGTTGTACCAATAGTAATTGTACCTACTGTTGAGTTAACAAAAGATTTACCCGCGTTAACCGTTCCGCCTTGAACATTGAAATCATCGCCATTAGCCATTTGACCAGGAACACTATTGTCTTGGTCAGTAGCACGAGTAAGAATCCAAGCAGTTACTCCAGCAGAGCCATTATTAGTTAATGTATAAACACCGTTTTGGATTTGGTTAGTCTGGTCTTTGATAAGAACACGCCCACCAACAGAAACTGATTGCCCGTCAAGTGTATTAAAGGCACGCAATGTATCGGCAGTAAGTGTTGCGCCTACACCAGATGTACCATTGTTATATGTAACACCAAGATTTGTAGTAGATGCTGCTACTACTGGGGCGTGGAAATTGAGTCCAGTAGTAATGTTATCTACATATTGTTTAGTAGCAAGACCAAGACTTACTGTTGGGTCTGCTGTTGCTAATCCACCATCAAGTGTTTTGGCACTAAGGGTCTGTGTTGAAACGGTATCAACTAAAGTTTTGCTACTAGGAATAGTAGTTGAGTTAATTGTTAAATTGTTAATATTGGTATATGTAGTACCAGAGGCAATAGTTTCGCTACCAAGGGTAGGTGCTGTGTAAATAGATGTTGTAGCAATTTGTACCCAAGCAGTACCTGACCATACATACATATTGTTAAGAGTTGAGTTCCAATAGATAGCACCAACAAGAAGTGTGTTGCCATCATTATCTACCGTTGGTGCAGATGCTTTACTGCCAAGGTAACGGTCATCAAAATTATCATAAGTTGTGGCTGCTGATGTAGCACTTGTTGCAGCACTTGCTGCACTTGTTGCTGCTGCTGTTTGACTTGTTAAGGCAGATGAAGCAGAAGTTGCAGCGCTAGAAGCAGAAGTTGCTGCTGCGGTTTGAGAAGTTAACGCAGATGATGCTGATGTTGCAGCACTGGTTGCACTTGTAGCAGCAGCAGTTTGACTTGCGCTTGCAGAAGTAGCAGATGTAGCAGCAGCGCTTGCAGAGGCTGCAGCAGCCGATGTGGAAGCAGCAGCAGAAGCAGCACTGGTTGCAGCACTTGATGCAGATGTGGCTGCAGCAGATGCTGAATTAGATGCTGTAGTTGCAAAGGCTGAAATTGCAGCAACAGAAGCAGCAGCAGTAGTAGCACTGGCAGCAGCCGAAGTAGCAGAAGTGCCAGCAGCAGTAGCACTAGCAGCAGCGCTTGTGGCACTGGTAGCAGCAGCCGTTGCTGAGGCAGCAGCGCTTGTAGCGCTAGTGGCTGCAGCGGTTTGTGATGTTAAAGCAGAAGATGCGCTAGTTGCTGCAGCGCTTGCACTTGAAGCAGATGCTGTTGCACTGTTTCCTGCGCTAGTTGCTGAGGTTGCAGCGGATGTAGCACTTACTGCGGCAGAAGCAGCGGAGATGCTAGCAGAGGTTGCTGAGCCAAGAATTGAATCTACATAAACTTTACGGGCTGCATCATTATCTGATGCTGGAGCACCAAGTCCAGTAACAAGAAATCCACCAGCAGCAAGGTTTGAACCAAGCGTTCCAGATGTAATTGTAGAACTTGTTACAGTAGAACTTGTAATTGTTGCAGCAGTTACAGTACCACCAGTAATTGTGGCAGTAGATGTAAAGGCACCACTAATAGTAGCGCCGTTAATGGTTGGGGTTGTAAGAGTTTTACGAGTAAGTGTTACTAACTGAGTAGAGCCAACTACTGAACCATCGCCAGTTTCAAGTCCATGCACATGTGTTTGTCCAGCGTTAGAAAGAATAGCAGTATCTGCATCGTAACCACGGGCTGCAATGTGAGTTTGTTCTTCTCTAAAATCACGACCAGATACACCGTGGCGAACAGATGTTCCAGCAGTATGAGAAACCGCAAGGGTTGAGTCTTGACCACGGACAATTTGAAGTGTTGTTCCAACTACAGATATACATGTAACAACTTCTTCTTTGTTGGTATCTGGTGCAAGGATAAGTGTAAATGGTGCAGCAGGATAACCGCTAACAGATACAACAGAAACGCTTGTAGTTGTATCACCAGTTGCTGCTGATGAAATAGAGTTAACGAGCGTTGTTTCAATCGCTGTGGCGGAAAAGTTCCGCTTGAGTACGCCTGGGTCGCCTGCTGCCATGGTGGGGTTACCTTATCTCTGATAGTGTGAACGAATTGGGAATTGACGGCGTTGGTTTTCCGCTACTTCCTTAAGACGAGTGTTGTAAACATTGAACAAGAAGCGTGATGCGTTCTCACCACTTCGTGCTCCACGCTGGTTATCAAGCACATCTGCTTCTGCAGATAGTGCGCCAAGGCGTGATGGGTCTAGGAAAGAAATCATACGAAAGGCTGCGCCATAGATAACTACATCTTCTGAGTAGTCAGGCATGCCAGTTACCGTTGAGTATTCTTGTGTAACTGATGGTAATTGTGTAATGTCAAAAAGTGTTGGGCGTTTTGAGTAAGCCACATTGACAATACGACCTGGAACCACTGGTGAGTAGATACCAAGGGTATGTCCAAATGCACCGTTTGTACCGTATTGTGCTGGGTTTGCTGTTCTATCTAATTGCCACGCACGAACTGGTAACCACTCTTGAGATGGACCAATAACATGGTGAGTTACAGACAAAATATTTTGTATTACATCTGGAACATCATAAGTTGTACGAGCAGCAATAAATGGAAATTGATATTGACCAATAGCAAATATGTCTGGATACATTGCATTGAGCGTATCGTTAATAGCACGCTTAATTTCAAAGCGTGGAAATAATGGGGATACCATTACTTTAGATGAATTGGTATGCGTTGCTGCTCCAGTGCCACGCTGACCACGACCCCATGGTGCAAGGGTAAGGGTATTGTCAATGTTATTTGTAGAAGTAACATACATAACTTCATCATCAATTTGAATAAAGCCACGGCTTACAACATTAGAATCATAAACAGAAATAGTTGTTTGGGTTGTGGTTGTTATAGCACCAGTTAACCATGTGGTTGATTCCATGTTTAAACTGTAACCATGTAAAAGCGTATCTACACGGTCAGTAAGTTGTTCAAGTGTGCTCACAGGTCAATGCTCCTCAATGCCGATACTGCAGATTTGTCAGTGGTTCCTGCAAGTTCATTACATACTGAGTTTAAACCTTTGTAATTATCTGGTTGGCGAGATGAACTAGCCTTGTAGTTCAATGCTCCTAGTAAATCTTTACCAGTAGTGCCAGCCCATTTATTGGCTGCACCTGGTGCATCTAGGAAAAGAGTACGGTCTGGGTATGTGCCAGAATTGGCAAGTCTATTTAACTCAGCAACGAGTGTGGAGCCTGCATAACCTGTAGCCATAATTACTTGCCTTTCTTTTGTGCTGCTCTCATGTTGTCCACAAGATTAGGATATTTTCTACCAGCCTTTTTTGCTGCAGCCTTGGCTGATGCTTTAGCAGCAGGTGATAATGGTGTTGATTTTTTCTTAGGATTAGGTTTATCCCATACTTCTTTTTTAGCCATTATTTTTTTCCTTTGTTACGCTTGCTAATAGCAGCAGCCTTTGATTTAGCATCTGACTTTGATGATGCTCCCCACGCTTGAAGCGATAACAACAAGCGAGTGGGTTCACCATTGGGTTTGCGTTCAGGTCCAGGCATATTTCCCATGCGTGCAAGAAAACTTGCTCTGCGTGGGTTATCACCAGATTTAACAGGCGGCTTTAGGTTTGAGCCTTGAGCCTTAGCAGATGCACGACCTTTTGCATTTAATCCACCCGTAGGTGACTTGCCTTCTTTACGCTGCCATGCTGGTGATTTAGCCATTTACATCCCCTTTTTAACTTTGCCTTTAACTTTTTTAAGATTTGGATTTGCTTTCTTAGCAGCAGGTGATGCCTTTCTTGCGCCTGCAGCAAGTATCGCACCCGCGTTCTTCATTGGGATTCCCTGCTTTTTTGCAATAGATTTTTGCGCAGCAGCAAAGCCCATCCCCTTCTTGGCTGCCATTACTTTTCACCAAGAGTAGTCGGATTATTGACCTCAGGGGCATTGATGCCATACGGGTTAATTGTTCCATAATTGTCATCTTGATTTACTACTGTCGTTCCACATCCACATACTGCACACATTTACATGCCCTTCTTTTTCATCATTGCCATGCCTTTTTTCATTTCTTTTGCTTTTGCAGATTTTGATTCAGCCTTCTCAGCCATTGCATAAGCCTTCTTTTTCATTGCTGGTGATACTTTCTTTTTCATTGCAGCCATTGTGTTTCCCCTTTGTGTGATTATTTTTATATCTCCACCGACACTTATGTTGTAATCAGCAGAAATCTTGATTGCTCTACGAGCAGCAAACTCTGCTGCCTTAATAGAGTTCTTACTAAAGCCAGTGGCTAGTGCGCCAAGGGCTAGGCTTCCTCCGCTACCAACTGCGTATAAGCCACGG